ATGTTGACCACTATCATTTTCTAAAACAATGTTATCACCAATTTTTAATTCAGTATTGAACTTTGTATTTTTACCAGTAATAGATGTTGAGTTACTTGCAATATCAATCGAACCAGATAATGTAATATTACTTTCATCACCTTCAGATTGTGAAGATGTTAAAACTGTATCTGCCGTAAATGTTGGCGACCCTGCCATACCCAAAGATTTAACTTGAGCAAATTCAAATTGTATTTCTGTAGGTCTTTCTGGTGAAGCGGCAACAGTTGTACCACTATTTGTTGAAGTACCACCAGTTACAGTTTCTGCGGCACTAAAGTTACCAGATACATTACTTAATACAACCGTTGTTAATACAGATTGTTCAAGTATAATATCATCGCCATCTGTTTCGTCAACAAGATTAAATCCGTCCTCTGTTACAATCTGATCTGGGTCAGTAGATGTTGTTGCTGTTATTGCCTCAACAATACCACTCGCACCACTTGTGCCACCTGTTACAGTTTCACCAGTAGAGAATGCCACTGAACTTGTTACACCTAAATGTGTAAACATGTCAATGTTAAATAAACCTAGTTTGTAAATTGATGTAGTGTTTGTTGCTAATGACCCTGCGGTACCAGAAACATATTCAAAGAAACGAGGTTTCGCTCTACCAATTTGTTGTACATCAACATTTGTTGTAGTGTTTAGTGTGCCTCTTGTAACTGTCTTATCTTTGAAAAGTGATAATTCTTTGAACGCCTCTGTTTCACCTGATACAGTACCAATGTCTGGCGAACCATGTATGTTTGTTACATCAACATGATTACCTATATCTAATCTTGTAGTTGAGTTTTGTATTGTGTCAAAGTCTCTTGCTTTTTCTATCGTTACAAATTTTTGTGAAGTTGTATCTACTTCAAAACCTTTTACATATGCTTTACCTGGTGATAACCCAATCGCTAATCTTGCTTCTGAAGCAGTTGATGTTAACCCATCATGTAAAGATGAACTGTCTGCTTCGAAGATACCACGATTACTACCTGATAGTTGATGTTCTCTAACATCTATGTCAAACGGTTGTATTACATAATCACCACTTTCGTCTGCTGTTCTTCTTGCTAAAGTTTCTTCAAGTATATTATAATCTGTTCTCTTAACAATACTTTCTGTATCACCATTCTTTACTCTTAATAATTCTACAAAGTTTGTATCGTCAGTTGCCGTAGTTTCTTTCTTTGTAAGTGATAAAGCAATTTTAAATCTATGTGCCCCTGGAGCATTTATGTTAGAACTACCAGTTGCATTATCATTTAAACTTGTATCATCTTCTGGTGTAACAAAACTTTCTGTTACAGTAAAACCAACTCTAAAAGATGGCGTATTTGAATATGCGTCTAGTATTAATGTTTCTTCACTATTAGAAACAAAGAAGCCATTTATAAAATATACACCCGCTTGTACATTTACTGAACTTGCAAAACCTAAAGCATTAGAACTTGTAGGTAATGATGTGCCAGATGTACCAACAACTGCCGTAGCACTCGCACTACTAAAAGTAAAGTTTAATGTTTCACCTTCAGTAAATCTTTTTGTTGTATTATCTGTACCAGACTTTTTGTATATTACATAAATGGTTGCAGCCGCGGTAGAACTTGCCTCTGAACTATTTACTACCTCTGCCTCTATACCTGATGTTGCACCAGTTACAGTAAGACCTACCATATTGGATGCGGTAGATGTAGAATGACTTGCTAGTTTTACATATTCGTATTTTGTATTAAGTGTAACCTCACCAGGTATAACCATCGCACCTTCTTTGAATACATGTTCACCAAATCTTTCAACTTGATTTTGTAGTATAGTTTGAAGTTGGGTTAATTCTCTTGCCTGAACAGCGAAAGCAGGTCTGAATAATACTCTATGAAAATTTTTACTTTCTGAAAAGTCATCATAGTAAGGTGAGACATTAAAGTTTGTTGCCATCTATCTCTCCTAAAACTCTACGATTAACTTTACATTCTCCGTTTGGTCTGATGCCCTGGTAATAGGTTTTCTATTTTCTATATAAAGAATATCACCAGTATCAGCAGTTAATTCAGGAGTTGTATCATGTGAACTTGGTGTACCTGTTGCACTTGAAGTAGCACCAGTAACAGTATTCGTACTAGAGAATGCTGTCAAGTTGCCATCACTATCTACACCTTGGTTAGTAAACTGAGGTTGTATGTATCTTAAAACTTTTGTTGTAGAATTGAAATCAACAACGAACCCTACCGCACCAGATGTAGCCTGTGTAATTTTTTCATCTGCTTGAAATGATCCTGGTGTGCCACTAAATGTTATTGACTTTGTACCGTCTAGTGTTGTTGCCGTTGCTGTTGATCCAGTTGTACTATCAGTTGGGTTTCTTAACAATACAATTCTTCTAAAATCGTTTGTAGTGTTAAAGTCTCCTGATCCATCTCCTTGTGTAAAGTCAACATTCATCATTACAAAGAAACCGCCTAACTCAGCAATTGCATCTGAACCGTGTCCGCCTGGTGGTGAGATTATGAAATCTATATCAGCACCTGATACATTACCTATATCACTTGCTTTGACACTTGCATAAGTGTAACCACTACCTGCGGTTGTGATTGTAACACTTGTTACAGCATTTGAACTAACAACTACTGTACACTCGCCACTTGAACCATCACCTCGTATAGCAACACCTGTGTATGTTCCGTTAGAACCTCCACTACCGCCAGCAGTTATTTTAACATGTTCGATTGCACCAGCAGTTGTAGAAATATCTGAAGCATTAGTTGATACATGTATAAAGTCAGTTGACATAAAGTTTGCCTGTTCACTTGCAGTAAGTGAATACATGTATTTCCATTTGTAACTATCTGCCGTACTGAATACGGAAGTTGTTTTGTTACCTGTTGGTTCAGTTGTTGACGCTGCCCCTCCGTTATTATCTATTACCTTATAAACATCAAAGGTACTATTCATAACATAGAAGGTAGCGTCTAGTAGGGTAGACGCACCACTGTCTGTGGTTATAGCACTACCCGCACTATTAATTTCTCCGTAATCGTGTCTGTAATAATCATAAACTGTGCCAGTTGTCCAGTTTCTTCTTGGTATGACAAGTGAAATATCTGAACTTGTTACTTTCTTCGCACTCAATATATCATCATAAACATAGTATTCAACTGACCCTACACTATCAACTGGTGTTGGTGGTGAAGTATCTGTCCCATCGTTAAATGCTTGGTCGTTGGCAAACGCTTGAGGTCTACCAATACCTAAGTAATATGTGTCCGCACTCTCACTAAAACTTTCTAAAAATTGTCTTGCGTTGTGGACTCTAAAATCTTTTGTAACTATTGCTGGCATGTTCTATCCTATAATCCAATCCATTCTTTATTATTCTCTATGCCCCATTGACATAGTTTCACCCAAACCGCGTCTCCGTCTGAACCTGTGCAATATGTAGTAGGTGTGTAATCTGTTTCTGAGGAATCTAATGATGATAGGTCTGAACCACCAACACTTAATCTTATAACATTACTAGAATTATCACCACCCTTTTGCATTTTAAAACCGTAATGATCAGAACCTGAATCCTCATCTATATCAGCCGTAAAATGATACCAACGGACACCACTTTCAAGTTTGACAGAAACATTTGCTACTGTACTTATGGCCATTTTAATCTCCTTTTTTTGACTTTACTAATCTATTTATACACTATCTTATGACAATGTTGTCCTAATTTGTGCAGGTATAGTAAAATTCGTTTTTAAATCTGTACTGAAATCATCTATTCTATTTGCCGCACCATCAAAGGTCGTAGATCCAGTACCAGTTAATTTTAAATTATTTAGTGTAGATAATAGGATACCACTATCCATATCTCTTAATCCTAATTCTTGTTTTATATCACCACCATCTTCTAGTAGTAATCCATCATTCTCATCTGCTGAGGTGTTCAATAATATTCTATCTGGTGTATGGTCGAATGCCGTTGAAGCAAATCTACCAATTGATTTCATTCTAGGACCTGCATAGACAAAACCTTGTTGTAAAGTTGTGGATCTAAATGCACTATTTGGTCTAGTCCCTAATTCTAATGTTAAATCAAAAGACGCTGTTGTATCTCTAGTGTTTGCCGTATGACTGGCACTACTCTCAATAGATAGTTGAGCATTTGTTCTCAAAGATGTACCGTCAGTTGCGGTACCTAGTTTTCTTCTTACCTTCTCATCAAAGATAACTGTTAGTATTTCTATTACCTCGTCTGTTTCTGTTAGACCAGAAAGTCTAGTGAATCCTGTTTTCATTCTCATATTAATACTATTCTTAATATTCACCTCACCAGCAAAATAGAAACCTGCAGGGTGTACGGACGATTTAAGATATTCTCTCCATTCTGATATGGACTCACCTACTCTTACGATATATGAATAATCTTGGTAGTATAAACTATCTTGTATCTTCTTTGTACTTTCAGAAACAAACCCATCAACACCTACAAACTCACCATCTGTTTCAATAATTGTACCTACAGTAGAAGTCATCGCCGCATGATCAGCGTTTCTAACAATTGCAGTACAACCAGATGTACCACCTGTGATTGTAACTTTGTCATCAAAGGTACCTGATACAGTATTCAATGTAAGTATATTTGTATTACTATCAAATGCCTCTACTACGGCAGTAACACTTGAGGTATCTTCATTTAATAATCTGCTATCGTCAGAACCATTATGCGTAACAGTAACAAAGTCTGTAACATCTGCCACTTCATAAATTGTATTTGCAATTCTATTATTACCATCACTATCTTCCGTAATGATAACATCTTGTTCCGCACCAGCAAATACAGGTTCAGTTACCAGTTCTTCAAATGCAATACTCTCACCACTTTCTGTAAGTATATCACCTTCTTCACTATCTAATCTCAAAACTGCCTGTCTATGATCTTCTAGTAATATAGAATAATCTAATTGAGCAAATGGTTCTAGTATGATGTTATCTTCTTTTGTGGCAGTAATTGTTTCACCAACACTAAACGCACTTGATATGGTATCAATTTGCATATGCAACTTAGGTAATATACCCGGTGCTTCTTCGTATCTAAATCCTTGGTCAACTGGTTTAACAGATAATGCTTTACCAATACTATCAGATACAGCAAATAGTAATGCACTACTACCAGATGATGATGTTACACCTACAGTTGGTAGTGAAAGATAACCACCACCATTGTTTGTTATTTTAATTTTTGTAATATCGTTTGTGTTAGAGTTTGTTTGTGGTTCCATAACAAGTTGATCGTCTGTACTATCTTCTAATATTATCACACCGTTTTCTAAACTATCTTGTTCTAATGTGAAACCACCATTGACTACCGCAACCTCACCTGCAAAGTCTGAACCATGCGTTGGGTTTGTAACAGATAGAGCATCGCCAACAGCGTAACCACTACCACCATTTTCTACAATAACACTCTCTACTTTACCGTATGATGTATTGTCTATTTGTGAAGTAAATCCACCACCACCTTTTTGTTCGTTAGTATCAACTGCTACTTGTTCACCAACAGTATAGTATCTACCTGGTGTTGTTACCGTTACATCATCTACAATAGAATGAATTGTACATGTCAAAGTAATATCTGGATTATCATTTGGTACACCTACAATTGTAGATGTAGTTTGTTGTAATACATTTGACCCATCTTCATTTAGTATTTGACTTTCAGTTTCTAATAACATAGTATCGCCATTGTTGGTAACAAAAGTACCACTTGCACTATTCTTTGAAATGATTAATGTCGCAACATCTCTTTGAATACCACCAAGTGTTACACTTGATACTGATACATCTTCGACAACTGCCGTTGCAAGATTAACATTATTATTACCTACAATATTTTCTTGCGTTATTGTTTGACCTTTTAGTTTCAACATATCACCATCAGTTGGTGATACTAAAGTTACTTTTAAAACTTGTTGAGTATTAAAGTTACCATCTGATACTCGTAACATGTCAACTGTTGGATAATACAACTCTGGTGTTTCATTCAGTAATGCACGGAAAAATATTTCATGCCCTTTTTGTGTACCTTTTCTTTTATACAAAGATAAGATATTTTTTGTAAGTTGTCTTTTATCTAAACCGTCTGTAAGATTATTTGGTATAGTTTGTAGAAAAGTATTTCTAAACTGTTTGAAGAAATCATCTAAGGTATCATTGACCTCTGCATATTCTAATAATTGTGTTAATGTTTCATTTGGGTTTGCACGGTACTTACCTATAACACCTTGAGCACCAGAAGTACCACCTGTAATTGTTTCACCAGTAATAAACTTTGAGTTAGCAGTAATAAAAATTTTTAGATTGTCTGTATCCTCTGCCAGTATTGTTGCCGTCTCGCCAGAAGTACCACCTGTAATTGTTTCGCCCTTTGTAAACTCACCAATTGTTTCTTCTTCGTTTACAATGTAATCACCAGCGTTACTTTGTTTTTCGTCTGTACCATTTAATGCAACAAAATTTTCTGCGGCAGTTTCTAATAGTATTTGGTCTGTAGCACTCACACTTGATAAAGTGATTTGTGCTGAGTCCATAAATATATAATATTGTTTTATGAACTCCGTAAGAAGTGGATTGTTTGCCTGTATGTGTTGCGGTAGTTGCCTACTTACAAGTGGACTTAATTTTTTATCAAACTTTGCCATAGATTATGCATAACTTGTTGATGTTGTATAACCTATACCTGATGTAGTATCAAAGTCATCTGCTGTTACAGTTGTTGTAGTATTTGTTTCATCAATTTCTATAACTTGGTTTCTCACTGGTTTAACATCTACTGAATTAGGTGTAACTGTAATTCTTATTGTTGTTGATGTTGCACCATCTACATCTGAAACCTCTGTAACAAATAAAGAGTTTAGAACTACCTGACCAGTTGTGTAACTAATTGTACCTTGTGTGTTATTTGCATATGTTCTTACACCTGCAACAAGATAATACAACCTTACATTACCTGCACCATCTTCATCTAAAAAGTATTCGTTAGTAGTATCGCCATTTATTTTAAAACCAGTTGATGTAAGAACACCACCACCACTCGCATTATGACCACTATGTGGATTATACAATGCGTTTTCAAAATTGATTGTATATGTTGTTGACGCTGTTGTTGTGGCAGTAAATGATTTGTGTAATTTAACAGTTGTAATGTTTGATAGTATTGCCGTATCAACTTTGTTTATTGTTTCAATAAATTTACTATGTCTAAACATCTGGTCAAATTGTTGTATGTTGTTTGTATTGAAAGTAGTTATTGCACTTTGAACTAATGACTTAATACTGTCTGCTGATTTTACAGTTGCTTTCTGATCGTACTTAACATTAACAGTAAGTTGTAAGAAAGTTGTTTCAACATCTTCTATAACAGGTGTGATTGATACAACATTGAAATCTTTTAATTGTGTAATTATATCTGTCTTGTCTGCCTCTGTAACACTTGTACCAGTTTTAGGTTTGATAGAGATATAAACTCTACCATATACAGGTGTTGAGTTATCTTCACCACCCCATACTTGAACTGATTGTGCATTTGGAAAAATAGTCTTTACTCTACTCTCATAATCTTTTGCCGTTACGGCACGATTTTGACTTGCATATTGTCTTGGTGCATTGAAACGAATACTGTCAGGTGTTTCTGGATCTGAACCACCAGATGAATTACTTGCCGTAGTGATTGTTGCACTTGAACTACCTGCAATTGTACCAGATAAAGTAAATGAACTTGCACCGTTACTATCTGCTCCGTTTGTTACAACATATGATAGTGTTACAATGTTACCAGTTGATAATGCTTTACCTAAAACACCATCACCAAATACAACTTCGTATTGTTCGTCTTCGACACCTTCTAAAAAGTAAACAGTAGATGTTGATGTAACATCTGCCAGGTCAGTTGACTTTGTGTAAGTTGTAGTTGTAGTATCAGTTGAACTATTTTGTACTGTAACTTTTAATGTTGTTGTATCTGCCAAGGCATTCTTAATTAAAAATCTTTGGTCAGCGTTTGTTGTATCTACTGTATATTTGTTATTGACAAGTGTGCCTTCATATACAGGTAATTCTGAAAAAGTATATACACCAGAAACTGGTGATATTGTTGTATCATCTTTTACAACATAAGTGTATGATACGCCATCAACCGTAGTAGTGAATGATGTGCCTCTTGCCGCAGTGGCAGTTGAACCTGATAAGTCTGAAACTACTACATTTAATTTTGCGATAGGTGATGTTGCACTTCTAGGTGTGTACCCAACATGTTTTGCATGTGATACAATACTATTACGAATGTCAGCACTATCTAAAAACATTTCATTGGCAAGAACATTGGCATAGACCGCATTGTAGTGTGTGTTATATGCCAGAACATCTAATAGAGTTGACATACCAGACCCTTCAAAGTCATAGTCTGTAAATTGGTCTTGTTGTTTTAAAAATGTTTTTAGATTATCTTTGATATTGTCAAAGTCTAATTCAGTAACATCAATTCTTTTATCAGTTGCCATTCTATCTACTTCTTTCTAACATTACATCTAAGGTAACTAACTCACCTGGTATGTTGATAATTCTAAATGATACCGTAACTTCATATGAGTTGGAATCAAGTCTTGGTTGTGCGTCAATTGATACTACTCTAGCACGAGGTTCAAAGTTGTTGATGACCTCACCTATTGTTCTTGTTAATGCGTTAGCAGTAATTGGGTCAAGAGGTTCAAATAAAAGATTAGAAACACCAGATCCTATTTCAGGGTGAAATGGTCTTTCGTAATGGTTTGTGAGTATGAGATTCCGTACACTTTGTTTAACCGCGTCAACATCTTTTTTCTGAAGGACATCTTTGGTGTTGGAGTTTTTTTCAAAAGATAGCGCCAGATCTTTATATAATCTAACACTTCTTGCACTCGCATTGGTGCCACTTGCGTCCCTATATCCTGCCTGTAGTATTGCCATGATAACTATTTATCATGTTACCCGGCAAAAACATCGCCACTCCCTGAACTTCTTGTATGACCACAGGTGTCTGCGTCTCCAACTCTATTGACAGGTTTACCATTTGCAAATACACTCGAACTACCATTGGCAGTTTTAGCCCCTACATGTGCAACTGGGTGAGACGATACACTATCACCATTTACGGCAATAGATTTACCATTCACATTGACATTACGGCTAGAACTAACAACTCCGCCAGCACTATTACTATCACCGTTTCTATGAACACCTGGCATTACCCTTGTCCACGACTTCGTGTATGTAATCGTCTTTTAGATTTGTTCTTAGGTTTAGACCTAGGACTATTGCCAATAGATGTGCGTTTCTTTGGACCTCTACTATAGGTATTGTTTATACTTAATCCTCTAGCCATTAGTATCCATTCTCCCAGTAATCGTTGCCCACTGTATCGTCATGTGAACAATGGTCGCAACACTTTATTTCTACATCACGGTTATCACCATCTTTGTATGTTTGCATACAAGGGTGTCCACAATGACATGGGTGTCCACAGTTTGTGCAATTCATTATTTTTTACCCTTCTTCTTTGTAATCTTCTTTTTCTTTTTAACTACTTTCTTTTTCTTTGTGGGTTCTACCTTTTTAGTTAGACCCAACCACTCTAAAATCTTCATATTTTCTCCACTGTTGCAAAAATACAACACTTTTTATTTACATCAAATTATTAAGTCATTGAAAAATAACACTTTTAATTTTAAAAAAGGTGCATTTTTTATTTGACTTTCTATTATTTATAGTGTATATTATACCCATGATAAACAATAAAAACAAAGAATTATTTAGTGAATACAATAAACTTAAAACGATTGATGAAAAAATTGAATACATCAAATCTATTAGAGATATGGACATCAACCATACTCTTAATATCGAATATGATAATATCATTACCAAGTTATATTCTGATAAACAATCACAAGAAGAAACTGATGACCAAGGGGTATGGTCAGAGTTTGCATTAGAAGGTTTACAACAATAATCGAAAGGACTATATTATGATTAAAACTGAATTTAAAAAAGACTTCGTTACTTTAAACGATATACTAACATTCATCAAGTCTGATGAGTGGGGACCCAACTATGAAAAAGTTATAGTTGCGGCACTTAAAGATCGTAGAAAATCTGAAGCGGCAAAAATTAAATCTGCTGTTAAAGTTGGATCTAGGGTTCTCGTAATGGGTCGTTATGAGAGTTGGTTAGGTACAGTTAACAAAGTTATGAAAACTCGTTGTGCTGTTACTAACGATAACAACGGTATGAAATATGCCGTACCAATGAACCTTATAGATGTTAAGGTTGCTTAATTGTTAGACTTCATCGCTGGTATAGTCATGTGGTTGTTTACTATGATCACTTGGCATACATACAGAATAATTTATACAATATTATTTACAGCGGCACTATTAGTGCCGTTTTTTATTGGGCAATATATTGACGGTGAAACTTTTACTGGTTGGACTTATGTTGGTGATTGGAGTTGTAGACTTTGTGATTAAAAAATCTTTGTTAGAAAAAATTTTAGTATGTAAAGGTAAAGCAGATCAACTTGCTAGGCGTGATGTTCGAACTACAAAAGAATTAGCAGATCGTATCGTGTGGGAGAGATTAAAAAAAATTCTCTCCCAACGATATAAGCGTTATGATGATTAGCCTCTAATTTCCTCAGTTGTTTCTGGCGCTGCCAGTTTCTCTTCGAGGATATCTAATTCATCTTTTGCCGCTGGCATTTCTATTGTAACTTTAGGTATAGGCATTTCGTTTGCAAACCTTGCCGCTTCTTCACCGTATTGATGACCAAGCCAAAATGCACCTATGACTATAAGAACATAGATTAATTTTTTCCAACGGTTCTTTGTTATGTCTCTCATTGTTTTATCCTATGCGTTCCATCTGTGCCACATATTAACTGCAACCCAAGCAATTAGGCCCCATTTAATTATGGTAAGTGGTGCGATAAAACCTGTGAATAATGCTATCGCTAGAATGATTAAACCATAATCTTTCCATGCGTTAGTATCTTTTATCCATTTATCCATTGTTTTTCTCCTTTGTTTAAATTATGAAACTTAAAATGTAAACTTCGTACCTACACTATAATGTTGTAGGTCAGTACCTGTATCTAAATCGTCTTGTTGCATTTCTGCATATACAGATAATGAATCCGTCATACTATGGCTAACACCATATGTCATATAAGTTCCTGTACCTTCTTTATCTCCGTAACCAACTGTTAAAGACTTCCAAGATATAGTTGCTTCCATACCTTCTAAATCCGTTGCCGCATCTTTGATGGTATATGTAGAAGCGATTGTCAAATCACCTACAGTTGTTGAGGCGCCTGCACCCCAATAAGAGATATCGTTAACTACATCATCAGCGTAACCAACTGCAACATCAATGCCATTCATTGAATGAGAAAGACTTGTTTCCCACATATCTATGCCATCTTGTCCAGAAGATCCATCAACCATCGCCATTGCACTAAACATGCCATTATCTAACTTGATTGTGTTTGATGATCTATCGCCATATTTGAATACAGCGTTTGAGCCATACACTTCAAAGTTTCCAGTTTGTGAAACCCAGTCATGTGATTGTCTACCAACAGTAATTGCCACACCATTATTTTCTAAACCTGCATATGCAAGTCTGGAATCAAAAGTGTCTGAACCACTATCGTCAACATCAAGCCCTACTTCTATTTTTGCGATACCGTTTAGTGAACTACCTTCAATACTTGGTTCGATTATATCAATACCAATTTTAGATCCGTTGTTCTCTAACTTGTCGTAAGCAACACCAGAAGCATTTTCATCATGCGACCATTTGTAGTTTAAGGTACCATACGGTGTAATTTCTGCCGCGTGTGCCTGATAGGCTAGTAACAGAAAAAATGCACCTGTAACAGTAATTAATCTTAACATATTTTCTCCTTGATCCTCATCCTC